ACGACTTAACAGCAGCTGGTGGAACTACTGGACATCCGTCTAATGGTAGAACACCTTATTTAGTTGAAAATACAATTGACATAGCAGCAATCAATGGTGATTCTGGAGCAGCACAAAATGATGTTCTTAGAGCACTAGATATACCTGCTGAAACTTTAATCATGGAAGCTGGAATAGAAGTAATCACTGCATGTTCTGGTTCAGTAACTCTTGATTTAGGTATCACAGGTGGAGATGTTGACAGATATGTTGATGGAGATACTAACGCTACAGGATTCTCTGCACCAACAGCTACAGCTAGAACTATAGTTGCAAGTGCGGATACTCTTGATGTACTAGTACTAAGTGCAGATTCAACGGCAGGAAAAATCCGTGTATTTGCAGTACTATGTGATGTATCAGGTATTGACGAAACTGACAGAAATACAGACACTCAGCAAGATACTGCTGTGTAATCTGTTTAATTTTAAGGGGGGCTATATGTCCCCCTTAATTTAATACCCCTTATAATATTTAGGAGATTTATGGCTATTTACGATTTAACAAAAAAAACTAAAGCCAGCACAGGACAAAAAATTACTTTACTAGGTCCAGCTGATAATACTATGAGGGTAACAAAATTAGAAAACAGAATTAACAATCAAGAAGAAAAACTTGATAAAATATTAGAGTTATTACAGCATGGCAACAACTTACCTAACACTCACAAACAAAGTACTTAGAGAATTAAACGAGACAGAGTTAACCTCTAGTACGTTTAGTTCTAGTAGAGGTATCCAAACTGCTGTCAAAGATTTTATTAATAAAGGTATACATGATGTTTACAATGAAGCATCAGAAGTACCTTTATTGTATGCTAGAACTACACAAAATTTAACTACTGGGGATAAAGAATATGATTTCCCAACAGACTTTAGAAAGATAGATAGAGATTCATTTACTATTGGTCCAAGAGAATTAGTAACTAATGGTGAGTTTACATCTAATATAAATAGTTGGACTACTGGAGATGGATCACCATCTTATAGTTCAAGTGGTAATGGTAGATTAAATTTAAATAGTTCAGCAGCATATCAATCTGTTGAAACTGTAGTAAATAAAGAATATAAATTACAAGTTAGAGTATTAAGTCCTAATAGTTCTAGCACTGCATTAATTGTCAGAGTTGGAACATCAGCAGGTGGCACACAAAATTTAGATACTACAATAGCTGTATCAGATTTTGGACAAGGTGCTATATTAAATACTACATTTACAGCTACAGCAAAATCATCTTTTATATATTTAGAAGCATCTAGTGTTCAATTAGATGTAGATTATGTTAGATGTTCTAGAAGTGATACAACTAGACAAAAAGTATTATATATATCATATGATGATTATTTACAAAATTATAAACAAATAGATGACAGAAATGATAGTGATGTATTTGGTACACCAGCTAAAGTTTATATATTACCAAACTTTACAGCATTTGGTGTAACACCAATACCTAGTAGTGATGAAATGACATTATCATATAACTACTATACAACACATACAGATTTATCTGCACATGGTGATAACATGTCATTACCAGATAGATTTAGTTCATTAATTATAGATAGAGCAAAATATTATGTGTACATGTTAAGATCAGATCCACAACATGCACAATTAGCAGATAGAGATTATCAAAGAAAACTAAGATTATTTAAAACTGATTATTCTACAAAAGCAGATTACATGAGATCTGATGTTAGAATATATAACGTAATGTCAGATAGGTAATAAATGCCAACTACAGATTTAATTTCACCATTCGTAGTGAGTTGTGCTGGAGGGCTAACACTTAATAAAGATGTGTTTTCTATGGCTCCTGGTGAAGCACTTATACTACAGAACTTTGAACCTGATATTAAAGGTGGGTACAGAAGAGTTGGTGGTACAGCTTTATATAATAGTAATATAGTTCCAGAAGGATCTAGTCATACTGGTAAAACTGTAGATTGCTCAATAGTATTTAATGGTCAGATAATAGTTGCAAGAGGTGGTGATATATCTAGAGGAACTACATCAGGTAGTTTTACAAGTTTAACAACTGGTTTAGGTACAGCAACTGCAGCTTATGACTTTGAAAAATTTAATTTTAATGGTACAGATAAAGTTATTATTGCAACAGGACACTCACCTGCACAAATAATTAATACAAGTTTTGCAGTAGATGTAGTAAATGCAACAGGCGG